GGATGAAGATAGTGGAATCTTTATCACTGAATGTGATGTATTCTTTAGATCTAAAGATGATAATGATGTTCCTCTTGTATTCCAATTGAGGACTATGAATAATGGATATCCTACACAACATGTTATTCCATTCTCCGAAATTGTAGTAGAACCTGGTGATATTAGTACATCTGGTGATGGATCTGTTGCTACTACCATTAAGATGAAGGCACCTGTTTATTTGGAAGGTGGACAAGAATATGCTATTTGTTTAGCATCTAACTCAACCAAATACAGTGTCTATATATCAAGAATTGGTGAAAATGATCTTTTAACACAAACTTATATTTCTAACCAGCCTTATTTGGGATCTCTATTTAAATCTCAGAATGCTTCTACATGGGAAGCAAGTCAATGGGAAGATCTTAAGTTCACTCTTTATAGAGCAGACTTTGAAGAATCAGGAAGTGTTGAACTCTACAATCCTCAACTTTCAGTTGGTAACAATCAAATCCCTCAATTGCAACCAGATTCTTTGAATTTGATTTCAAGAAAAGTTAGGGTTGGATTGGGTACAACTGTTGCAGATTCTGGACTTCTGGTTGGACAATTAATTTCCCAACCTGCTGCAGAAGCTACTGGTAGACTCATAGGGGTTGCTGGTTCTGCAACTGGATCTTTAACGGTTAGCAATGCTGGTATTGGATATACTCCTGCTGATGGATCTCGTACTGTTGCTGGAGTTAATCTTGTTACCATTACCGGTAATGGTAGAGGAGCAGTGGGATCTGTAAGTGTTCAGAATGGAGCCATTAGTGCTGCAACTATTACTGGTGGTGGTTCTGGATATCAAGTTGGTGACGTTGTTGGATTTACAACTTTAGGTGTTACTTCCGTTGGTAGAGATGCCAGACTTTCCATTGTTTCTATTGGAATGACTAGCGAACTAATTGTGGATGGAGTTCAAGGAGATTTCACTGTTGGTGCTGCTAAGACTATACAGTATACTAACAGTGCTGGTAATACTGTAGATCTTAACGCTGGTTATGGGGGAAATGTTCAAGTTTCTGCAACTACAGTTGATACTGATGGTCTTCATATTAAGGTAGATCATAAGAATCATGGAATGTATTTTGCTGATAATTTAGTTGACATCTCTAATGCAAGATCTGATGTTAAACCAACTAAATTGTCTACTCCTTTAGACATTACTAATACTGCTGGTAGTATAAGCGTAGTTGATGCAACCAAGTTTGGTTTATTTGAGAATGTTGGTGTAGGAACTACCAACTATGGATATCTTGAGATTGGTGGTAATGGATATGGTACTGGAGAGATTATTTCTTATGAATCTGTTTCTGGTAATACTATTGGTATAACCACTAGAGGATTAAGTCCAACTACTTATCCTGTTGGAACTCCAATTTATAAGTATGAGTTAGGTGGGGTTTCTCTTAAGAGGATTAATAAGATTCATAGTTTATCTGATCCTACTGTAACATCTCCAATTACATTTGATTCTTATCATATCAGATTGGATATGAGTCAAGATGGAACTACTAGAACAGTTGCTGGTTATCCAAGTCTTTATCTAAATGCTACTAAGTCAGCTGGAGGGCATAAGACTAGAGCAACTCAAAATATGCCATTTGAAATTCTCACTCCAATTGTTCAGAATGTATCTGTTCGTGGTACTTCTATAAGTGGAGAAGTTAGAACTATTACTAGTCAGAGTATTGATGGAAATGAAATTCCTTGGTTAGATGCTGGATTTGAAAGTATTACTCCAAATACTTCAAATTACTTCCACACTCCTAGAATGATTGCATCTAAGATTAATGAGGATTTAAAATTAACAACTCTTCCTGGTAATAAATCTATGAATATGAGACTATTCCTTAATACTACGGATAGTCGTTTAAGTCCAGTTATTGATGCTCAAAGATTGGCAGTTATTACTACTTCTAATAGAGTTAATAGTGTAATTACTGATTATGCTTCTGATAGTAGAGTGAATCAAATTGACACAGATCCAACGGCATGTCAGTATATTTCTAAGGAAATAATTCTTGAGAATAGTGCAAGTTCTCTTAAGATTTTCGTAGATGCTCACATTAATGTTAATTGTGATATTAGGGCATTTTATTCTATCTCTAATACAGAAGGTGGCAAACCTATCTTTACACCATTCCCTGGATTTAATAACTTAAATAGTAGAGGTCAGATGATTGCTCTAAAGGATAGTGATGGTCAATCGGATGTATTCATTCCTAAGACCAATACTACTGGATTCCAAAGTGGTGATTTAGAGTTTAGCGAGTATGTATTTACTGCTGACCAATTGCCATCATTCAGGACCTATAGAGTTAAATTTGTTTTAACTTCATCAAGTCAGGTCTTTGTCCCTCGTATGAAAAAATTAAGAGTGATGGCATTAGCATAATGTATAAAGTTGAAGGGCATGGTGATCTAGCTAGAGATCCAAAAACAAATTCAATTATCAATATCAATTCTTTAGATCATGATAAGTATGTGGCAACTCGCAATATTAAAAAAGTGAAGGAGCAAGATCTTGATAACATGAAAGAAGATCTTGATAATTTGAAAGGTGAAATTGGGGAAATAAAATCTTTACTTAGGGAGTTAGTCCATGGCAAGTAAAAAGATTACATTTGATCCTACTGCTGGTGTGCCTTATGCAGCAAACTTGACCATCTTTGGTGGTGCTAATTTCTCAGCAGATTTTACCGTTGTTGATACGGGTAATGCTGCTTATAATTTTACTGGATGGACTGGTTCTTCACAACTAGCAAAAAGTGTATCTGTAGGAGCAACTATGGGTGCCGTAGCAACCTTTAATGTTGGGTTCACTAGTGCCTATGATGGAAAATTCAGTTTATCTTTAGGATCTACAGCAACTGGACTGTTAGCGGAAGGAAGATATGTTTATAATGTATTAGTGAGTTCAGGAACAACAATATACAGTATTGCTAATGGTAATGTCCTAGTATATGCTGGTATATCCTCTGCTCCCTAAATATCTAAAAGAGTAGTTGTGTAAATGGCTCAACCAACAAGCAGGACGGAATTTAAAGAATATTGTTTAAGGCAACTCGGCGCACCTGTCTTGGAGGTTAACTTAGCCACGGAACAGTGTGATGATTTAATAGATGATGCTATTCAATATTTCCAAGAGAGACACTTTGATGGTGTTTCTCAAATTTATATGAAGTATAGGGTAACGCAAGAAGATATTGATAGAGGTAGAGCATCTACTAACGGAAATTACGGAACCGCAGGAATAGTTACGGAAACTGCTACTGCAAATATTGCAGGAACAGCAACTACATTCTCATATTATGAAAATAGTAATTATTTACAAATCCCTCCAGAAGTTATTGGTGTAACTAAAATATATCATTTTGATGGACTGAATACTGCTACTAATAACATGTTTAGTGTTAAGTATCAGTTATTCTTAAATGACATTTATTATTGGGGTTCTACTGAAATTTTAAGTTATGCGATGACAAAGACTTATTTGTCAGATATTCAATTTCTACTAACTACTGAGAAGCAAATAAGATTTAATCAAAGAATGGATAGATTATATCTTGATGTTGATTGGGGCAGTTTGGCGGTAGGGGACTTTATAATTATTGATTGTTTTAGAGCATTGAATCCAAATGATTATACAAGGGTTTGGAATGATTCATTCTTAAAAAGATATACTGCTGCTCTCTTTAAAAGACAGTGGGGACAAAATTTACTTAAATTCCAGGGAGTTAAATTACCAGGAGGGGTTGAATTAAATGGACGACAAATCTATGATGATGGAATGAAAGATCTTGAAATCATTAGAGAACAAATGTCCAATACTTATGAATTGCCTCCACTCGATATGATAGGTTGATATTATGGCACTTAATCCATACTTCCAACAAGGTGCTAGGAACGAACAGAGTTTAGTTCAGAATCTTATCAACGAACAGTTGAGGATGTATGGTGTTGAGGTGCATTATCTTCCTCGGAAGTATATGACTGAGACTACAGTTATTAGGGAAGTTATTCAATCAAAGTTTGATGATGCATACCCATTAGAAGCATATGTTGAAACATATGATGGATATGCAGATAATCCTGTATTGATGACTAAATTCGGTATTGAAGGAACCAATGAAGTAACTCTTACCATCTCTAGAGAGAGATGGGAAACTTATATTGAACCTTTAATGAAGAATGAGTCTAATGTAAAATTAACCACTAGACCAAAAGAAGGAGATTTAGTTTATTTCCCATTA